TACCACGGGATGAAACACCGAGTTTTACACCTTCTTCAATAAGTGAAGATGCAATTTTACCCATAGGGGTGCTCAAGATTTTTGCTTTACCAATAAAGTTAGATCCACTCTCTCTTAAAGAAACAATCTTATGAGATACACGATCTAAATTAACTGTTGGTCCATCAGGGTGTCCAAGTTCACCAAGTGCTCTACCTGCCTGAACATGATTTTCATTATATCTGCCAACTTCACGGCGAAGTGTTTCCATAGGATACATACGACCATTACGGTTCTTGATGTTTCCTTGAAGAAATACTCCCTCAATATACATTGACTTCTTGCCGTTCTTTTGTTCGACAATAAATTCTACTGACTCTACTTCTTCTCTAATAAGTTTCATCAGGATGCTCCTCCGCTTGATTGTACTTGTTGATAGTGAACTACTCCTGTTCCGTCACCAAAAGCGGCAACCATAAAGGAACCTCTCAATTCTGCAAAATTGGTATCAATCACATTGGTATGTGCATACCCAACACCATAATCATGATCTACAGTAATTTTTGTGTTATAGAATCCACCAACACCGGCAGTATTATCAACTGAAGTAACAATTTTATGAGTAAAATTGAGATAACTTTGTCCTGTTACGGATAGTGTAACAGCATCTCCTGCATCAAAAGGAGATCCAGTTCCTTCAGCAAAATCAATAATAGTGTTAGTTCCCGTAGTTGAAACTCCTACAACTCTATTTGATTGTACTGTTCCTAAAGAAAGAACTTCTGCTTCACCAGCAGCAACATAATAATTTGTTGCTGCTGCTGTTGGAAGAGTTCCAATAGCAATATGTGCTCCAGCAGTGACTGCAACAACTCTCAAAGAATCTGTCTGTTGAAGTGTTGTGTTAACACCTCTGTTATTGGTCGCATTAGCAATAGCAAAAGAGGAATTTACTCCTACTGGTTTATGTCCCATTATCCCTTAAAGTTCATTTATAATAGTTATTTATAATTTATACGTCATCACTAGTTTCTAACTCATCATCAGAAACTTCTACTTCATCTTCAACTTCAATCTGATCCTCTCCAGAGAATACAGAATTAGCCACTAAAGGACGGAATGCATCAACTCTTTCAGATGATTTTGCATAAAGAACATCTTTAAGTGCATCACTGATTTGAGATGGTGACTCATCCGCAATAATCATATCTAAAAGGTCATCCATTTAATTGTATAGTAAACAACTAGGTATATTTATATCTCTCCACCCTTAGGCATTTCTGGTGCTTCAGTTGAAGATCCATCAATATCGGGTTCCATTTGTGGTTTTCCCAAATCCATTGATGCTTCTGTCTCAAAAGGCAATCCAGTTGCAGGGTCAATCGTTGCAGGATCTGGAATAATTCCATCCTTAATTTCTTTTTTGATAATTGCATCCTGCTCTACAATTTCCATATCAGTTTGACGCAAGATCTTACGTCTAATGTAATCTTGTGAGTAATACTTACCAACATATGGTTCTGCAGTTTGAACAAGAGCAAGTCTCTCATTCATTAATTCTGCTTCTTTCAATTCTGAGAAATGATTATCATATAAGAAGTCATACTGAATATGCTCACTCATTATATCCCAATCTTCGGGAGTAATTACATTCTTTAGGATCAATTGGGTCTTCAGCATGTCATTAAACATGTTGGAGAATCTCTTTCTTAAACGAGAAACAAACTTAGTAAACTTGAGTTCATCTCTTAAGATCTCAGAAGATCTCCCCAAGTTAAACCCACCTTCTCCATCCATTCGTGATGGTGGGACGTTAAGCGAACGGTAGAGTTTCTTTTTAAAATATTCAATATCAGTGATTTCACCCAAGTTTTGTCCGCCAGGGAGAGTGGTGATTTCGGTTCCTCTTCCACCTTCACGCCTGGGAAGCCAGAAGTCCTCAAGCATTGCCATGTATTTTTTGTCATCACGAATCTCTCCAGTGTTTGCATCATATACGAGTTTGTTGCGATAACGCATCATAACATCACGCAAATATTGTTCTGCTTTTTGCTTGGGCAGATTACCAACATCAATATAGAAAATTCTACGTTCTGGTGCTCTTGATAGTCTATAGATTACAAGACTATCCTCAATCATTCTTAGTTGATTGAGTGACTTAATTGCTTTATGAAGATATGAAAGAGTTGTTCCTTTATTTCTATCTACAAGTCCCGAAGTACAATATGTAATTGCATCTCTTGCAATTTTAATTCCTTGATTTGAACTAGACTGCATAGGGTTTCCACCATATGAAGACTTGGGATTATAGATGAAATACTCTTCAATCTCTGGAAAATCATAATCCATAGGATTAGGATCTCTAGTATTAACTAATTGATTATTTCTACCATCGTTTGGTTTTTTCTTCTGTTGACGAACATAACGCATTTTCATTGCGTCAATATATCTCAACTCTTGAATTCCTTCCTCAGGTTTTTTTAAGTCAATAATTTTGTGATAATAGATTCTACCATCAATATACCAATTGCGGTAAATCTCATGTGCCTTTTTATCAAAATCCAACAAATCTAAGATATACTTAAACTCTTTTCTAATCTTAGTTTTAATACCATCACTAGCATTAAGATTTGAGAGTTCAATTTCTACAGGACTATCATTTGAATCAGATACTACTGCTTCATTTACAATATCTTCAATTGCACTGTCCGACTCTGGGTGGAGTGACATTTCACGATATCGTTTGATTAAATCAAACTCAGTTTTAAATACACCTTCAATGTCAACATGAGTACCAAAAAAACCACTACTCGCGTAGTGATCAGACCCGTCCTCATTATTAGGAGGAACGGGACTGACTGCTGACGGTGAGAGTGGTTCGTTGTCCTCTATTGAGAACCCAAACAGTTTTGCCATTATTATATTGGAACTTTTATTCTGATCTATTTATTAGATCAAGTTCCCGGCGTATTCTCACTTCCACTTAGATTAGATGGTGCCCAATATTGTACTTGGAATTCTACAGTGAATTCTTCAATGGTGTCACCAGTATCATATGAAAGGTCAATTGCGCTGATGTTGGTTGGGAAAATTCCGTAAAACTTATACTGCTTTGCGTTGTCCAGTCCTGTACCATCTTTTGCACTAAGTGCAGTTGCTGATCTAGCAAACTGAAGAACTTCAGCATCAACTTGGTAAGAACCTGGATCAGTTGCACCAGAACCATCAGCATATTGACCAACAAATTGCATCCATGCTTCCATGGCAGTGCGAATTTTGAAGTCATTATCATTGATGACTGTTACAGTCCAGGTATCAAATGTTCGGTCTCCAGCAACCTTAAAGATTCTTCCTCTGAAAGGAACATCGATTGAAGCGATGTTGGATGCAGGCAACTGAGCAGCCTTGCAGAGTACTGAAAACTCGTCTGAATCATAATCAGCTCCACCAGGAAAACTAGTTAAGTTTACCTGGAATAGATTAGGGCGTGCGCCGCCGCCCTTTAGAGTTGATTTAATTTTTTCGATTGAATGTGCCATTTTGTGATCCTCCTTTTGTTATTTAGATAATATTATCAAACTCTACCAGTTACTTCTTCAAAACTGATTCCAGTTCTGGTCGCAACGAAAGTAAGTGTTATGTAGTTGATTGACTTGGCAGGCTTCAGGAAGATGTCTGCTCTAAACTCATTATTATCAATAACGTCAGGAGTATTGTTCGTGGTATCGCAGATAACAGAGAATCCATAAAGACCTCTCTTTGCCTGGATATCGCGAAGGTATGGTTCAACAATGTTTCTAAAGTTTGCTCTTGTTAACTCATCATTGAGTTCGAAGAGTTGTGCTTCTGCTGCTCTTTGTAGTGCTTGCTCGATTGTGAGGAACAAGCGGCGAACGTTGATTCTATCAAATGCAGATGCATATCCGAGAGCAGTCTTATCACCGAAGAGGAGTGTTCCTAAACCAGGTGTTGTGATAAAGGAGTTAATTCTTGCAGGATAGAGACGATCTCTTTGTGCTTTATTTGGGTTGTATGCAAGTTTGACTGCATTGTTGATAACACCACGCTGTTGTCCAGCAGGTGAGAACCAAGGA